GGATCAATCGTCCCAATACCAACGTTGCCGTTGGTAGCATCAATCCTCATTACCTCTGGGACACTTGAGCCAGCGTGAAAGATAATGTCTCCATTGACAGTGTCTCGCCCAGCAATATGCAAGGTGTTTGTGTCTTCGACAATCTGACCACAAGTCAACCCTGTGTCTGGACCGCCATCTCTATAACCAATACGGAGTCTTTCGGTTGAGCTTGCAGCAATAACAGAACCAGCAAACGTAGTACTAATTGCAGACCCATCAATACTTAATAGTTGTGAAGGATTAGTCGTCCCGATGCCAACACGATCGTTTCCTGCATCAACAAACAACAGGTTTGCTTCAGTATCCCCTTCGACGCGGAAATTAATGTCGTCGCCATCCTCATTAAAGACAATTTCAGTAGTGCCGAAATCGGCAATCCTATTGTTGTTTGAGGTAAAAGATGTTGTACCAGTCCCACTTCTGAATAGTCCAGTATCTAAATCCTGGCTAAAAGTAATTGACGGTGTACCTGCATCTCCATCAGGAAAATTAGCCCCTGCATTCACATAGTCAGCACCCGCGAGAATCACACCAAAGAAAGACTGTCCAGAAGCAGGTGCCGCACTGAAAACAATGTTTGCTCCTGTCAGCTGATAACCGTTAGTGCCCGTGCCGTCAGGCTCCTGAATAACACCGCCAACAGAAATCAGCAGGTTTTGAGACGTAGCGGGATACGGGGCTGGTGCTACACCACCAACTAAAAGTGCAAAGGACGTCGTCGATCCGTTGAAGCTGGAACTGATATCGTCAATAATTTTGTTCTGACTTTGTGCAGTCTGAGCGTCGCGACCGATATATGGCATGGTGTATTTTTATTATTCTTCTATTGTAATAGGACCTGATGTAGATGGTTGGACCGGCCAAACTACTGATTCGGGACCAGTTTCTGCATATGTGCTTGTAAGATCACGAAGATTCTGGCGATACGCAGCCCACTGAGCTTGATCAACGGTGCATCCGGGGGTCATCGTCCAGTCGGTATCTTGAAGAATTTGATCACGTTTAGCTCGGATCTTTGCCCAAGTAATACCTTCAGCTGACTCAGCTGTATTACCCTCAGCTACCCATTCAAGATATTCTTCTTGCGACGAACCTTGAATACCTGCTTTAAAAACCGTACGAACAGCGCCGTCAATCTTTAGAAGCTTGGTTTGGGTCTCATCAGTCCAGCGATAAGTGACAGTCATAATTACAGCTCCGCATCAACCATAAGAAAGGCAGTATCAGTATTGTCAATTCGCAACAGCGTACCGTCTCCAGAGGTGAACGGACTGCCACTGTCGGCATCCATTAGAACTGCAACACAGGTTTCAGTTTCATCCACTGAAGCTGTAATACTAGCATCTACAAGAGAATTTCCGCTTCTAACTTGGCACTCAGCCTCTGTCACAGTTTGGTTGGAATTTCTCATGGGCACCGGCAAATGTACAACAATGATTGCTGTATTAGTATCGAACATCATACCGGCGCCTATCACTTTCTCATCACTTGTTTTACCGTTTACTCTGAAGCAGTACCGTTGACACCGAGCTAATTCATCTGCGTAATTCCTGTGCTCAAAAGGAGTAGCTGTGTTGCCAATTTCCAATTGAACTCCGGTAATTTCAAAGTAATCATTGACAGCACCGCCAACGCCAAGATTGCTAGCGTTTCGGCTGGTGTCATCTGCAGTCTTCCAGCCACCGTGGCTTCCACCCGTATAATTTGATCCGCTATTCATCCACCATTCACATTGCAATCCGGAGCCATTGTCGTCATTTATTGTTCCTGACGTGTCGGCCGGCACAACGATAGTCTTACGTTCCCATGTGTTTGCCGAAGAGATCGTATATTGTGCGGAATACAGCCTATCACTAGCATCTGGCTGCCTAAGAGCTACGGAAGCATTACCTGTTTTATTTGATTTTACGTAAAACGATAACGTTGATTGCTTTGCAGCTGAGCTGCCATACGCCAATTGCTGTAAATCTTGACCTTCCATTCTGTATTGAATAAGTAATGAATCACTAGCAGCAGGAGACGCATCTGCTGTTGTGCAGGTCAGCTTCAAGCTATTTGCAAAACCATCTGGACCATCACTTTCTTGAGTATTAGTCCAAGTCCCTAAAGAACCAAGTACATGCTTGAAACGATCAACAGTTTTATAGCCACCAGAGGTAATACCTGTCACAGAGGTGCTCCTCTGCGCCACCTGCATCGCACCATTGATGATTAGATTACGAACGCCGAGCTTATCGGCAACACTATCTCCAAGTCTTTGACCATCGATATCAGTTAATGGCATTATCTATTACCTCCTTAGGTTTGCTCAAGGTAGCTAATTGAAATATCTAAAGCACTTGCTGTATCAGCTCGGGCACGCAACACATCACTCGACTCCATAATAATTTTAGAGCCTGAAATAATTTCTAATGCACCGCCTGCAGGTACAGGTGCATTTCTAATGATATAAACATCATCACCGGTATTGGTTACAAGAAAAACATCTACATCAGCGCTAGTGCCGGTTTTGTTTGAAACCAATATGCTAAGAAGAACTAAAGTGGCGCTGGCTCCAGCCGTCAAGACATTAGTACCACTATTGGTAATAACCGTTGTGACCAGATCCGCCTTAGTTTCAATTTTAAAAGTGTTTGCCATATCAGCTCAAAGCCAGAATAAGTGCAAGGTTTTGTGACGACTCTGTAGCTCCATTAACAGTAAGGTCGCCTTCGATCACAACGTTCCCTGATGCAGTCATAGCGCCTGCTGCGTCTATTGTAAGTCTAGCAACTCCACCGGTTACTAAACTTATCTGATCAGGTCCTCCACTAATGACTCCTGTATTTGGGTCATTAGCAAATTTAAGAGCACAACTAGACAGTGAACCAAGAGAAAATGCAGCGTTAGTTCCGTCTTCTCTAAGAAGAGGAAATCCTCCGGCATTTACCCCGTTGTGAATAACTGCGGTGTTGTTGTCAGTGTTTACAGTGACCTCACCTGATGCACCGGTAAAAGTCTGATGCTGTGCAGATGTGCCTCTACGAAATTGTACTTGGGTTGCCATAGCTCTATCCTAATGCAACTGCGATTGCGGTAGCGAAACTTTCAGTAGAGATTGTTCCGTCCGTATCAGGAACAGTCATAGTTCTGGTATTACTTGTAGTAATGCCTGAACATTCGAAAGCAAGCTTTTTGGTGCTGTCACTGTTATCACTTATTCTAAATGAATCGTCAGTGAAAGTTCCACCAGGGATTGTGGAAGCTGAAGTCAATAAAGTTCCTGTTTCATCAGGGACTGTAATGGTCCTGTCACTTGAAAGTGCTGCTGGTGTTAACGTCACTGCACGAGAGCTTGATCCACCACCACGTCCGTTTATTAGGATTGCGTCATTCGTTGCTGCCTGCTCAAATCGTTGTCCAGATGAATTACGGAAAGTATTTGATTGCGTAAATGTTTTAGCGCCTGATACTGTTTCCGCTACGTCTTTGAGGGACAAAGTGCCTCCAGCGTTTGGTAATACAATTGTGCGGTTGGCACCCAAAGCCTCTGGCGTCAGTGTTACTGCATAAGAGTTGCTGCCTCCAGCACGACCATTGATGACGACACCGTCATTCGTTGCTGCCTGTTCAAATCTTTGACCGGATGAATTTCTAAATGTATTGGCTCCCGTTAAGGTCTGGTTTGTACCAAGAACAGCAATTGTGTCACTTGCATCCTGGACGGTCAAAGTTCGTGTTGTAGAACCAGTAATCCCGCTTAAAGCAAACGCCAGTTGTTTTGTATTGTCCGTGGTATTTCGTACCCTGAAACCACCGTCATTAGTGACCACTGCCGTGGATGTAACAGATGACAACCCAGCAATAGTGGATAACGAACCGCCAAGAGAGACTGCACTTGAGCCGATCGTGATAGAGCTATTAGCAAGCTGGCCATTGGGAATGGCGTTGGTCCCAAACTCACCTGTGCTGCTGTTGTAAGTAAGTCCAGAACCTGAAGCAACACTTAACGATGTAAGTAAAGCGACGGTTCCGCCTGCATCTGGAAAGACAATCGATCTGTCTGCAGTCGGATCAGTGACTGACAGTGTGGTCTCGTGCGCGTTCGCAGTTGCACCTTCAAAAGTGATGCCCGATGCGTTGAAGAGCAGGCCATTAGCAGCATCAGCAGCACCTACGCGAACAGTAGTTGTCCCCTCAAGTGTGGTCGAGGTAAGACTAGTGACACCTGCAATGGTGGTCGCGGTTGCGCCTAATGCAATGGAAGTGGAGCCAACAGTTACAGTGCTATTCGCCAAATTTGAGTTGGCGATAGATGAGCCTGTAGATAATAAAGTGCCTGTGTTATCAGGCAAAGTTAGCGTCCGGTCTGCTGTCGGATTCGCAACAGTCAGGACTGTTTCATTAGCATCAGCGCTGGAACCCTCGAAGGTGATTCCTGATGAATTAAGAAGTATCCCATCAGCAGCATCAGCCGCTCCAACACGAACGGTAGTAGTGCCCTCAAGGGTTGTGGAAGTTAGTGAAGTAAGACCAGCAACTGTTGTAGCTGTGGCTCCTAACGAGATGCTTGTTGAGCCAACAGTAAGAGAGCTATTGGCGAGCTGACTATTAGGAATAGCATTGGTGCCAAATTCACCACTCGTTGCGTTGTAGGTGAGTCCAGAACCCCCTGCAACACTTAAGTGTGCACGGACTTCAGAAGCGGACGGACCTGTGTAAGTGATGACTCCAGTACTGCTGTTGTAGCCAAGAGAACCATCTCCGCCCGAATCTGTAACACTAATAGCACCTCTGGCTCGTGCATTTGTGAAGTACTGGTTAGAAGAACCTTCACTCAGATCATCCGTATCATTTCCAGCAAAATCTATTCCGTCAGTCGGAGTATTAATCTCTTGAAAGAGACCAGATACTAACGCAAGTGCCTTTCTAGTCGCCATAATATCAATTTAATAAAATCGGGGGTTCCAATTGGATAGCAAACTCTGTTGTCGAAGTAGCCTCACCAAGTCTCACGACATAATTACCAGCTCCCGTCGGTGCCGTGGTCGTGATTGCACCTGCGCTTGCGGCAGAAAGAAAATAGTGATCACCAGCATCAAGACCTGTCATAGCCTCAACACCTGTAACAAGAACTTTGACCTCCTCTCCTAAAGCCTTTGTTGTGTCTGCAATCCCAACCACATAAGCCTTATCGAGAGTGTCATTTGCAATGGCTTTACCTACCTGTCCGTCGGTTGAGCGCATATACAGTGCGTCACCCTGACTAACTGCTTCGAAAGTCGTTGCATTAAATCCGACCCGGAAAGGAACAAACTCTGGGAAACCGTCTTTAAGATCAATTAGCGCGTCGACAAGGCCACGGTAATTTGGCGCATAAGGTTGTCGCGTCATCGTGAAACCATGTCCACTCATCAGGTCAACAAGTACCTGCAGAGCTCCTTCTAAATTGGGCTCGTAGGCAACTGCCATATGACCATATACTTTTTCATTATTCTAAATTGTTGAACCCTTTAGAATAAAGAGAGGGGATTTATACCGTGACTCCAGAAATAATTACAGCTGCAATTACTGGAGGTATCGGTGCATTTACCGGTCTCTCGCGTGCTCTTAATGGGTTCAGCAAAAAACTAGATCGCCGCTTCGAGAGAATAGAAGACGACATCGATATGCTCCACGATCGACTCGCGAGAGAGTACGTATTGAAAGAAGACTTTCTACGTGAGATGGAAGCTGTTCACAATAAACTTGATCGAATTCTCGATCACCTTTTGAAGTCTTAGACTGCTGTCCAGGCTGAACCGTTCCAAATAAATAGGCCAGGAATCGCAGTGTCGTAGTGGAGCTGACCATCCACGGGACTCGTTGGCTTACCTGAACTAACAGAGGCCACTGCTTTGGGTGTCTGGAAAGCACTGCCGTCGTGGATCTTGAGGATATGGGTGCTCGAGGTGTCGAGCCAGTTCTCTCCTTTACAGAAGGAACCGAATCCTGCGGAAGGGGTGTTGGGCTGGCTGGAGCCTACAAAGGTCGGACAAGCTTTGATCAGGCCAGTAGACCTGTCTCTTATACACATCTCCGAGC